TTATATCCTAATGCTGCTGCACTGTTAAGCAAGTCTATTGCATTCCCCCATAATGTTTTTCCGAAGAAATAAGAGCTTAAATAATTTGGTAAGTCTACACATTGAGTACCATATGCTCCGTCTTGGTCAACACCTATTCCTAAATTTGCTATACGTCTTGCTTCGTTTACTAAATCTGTTGTTCTAACCATTATTCTTTTTCCTCCTGTGTTTTGAATAAAATAAAAAGACTATTACTAGTCTCGTTTTGGTTTTTCATATGTCAAGGCTTGTTCGCTATCAGAAAAGCCTTTTGTTGTTGGGTCGTTGACTATTCCTAGTAGACCTAATAGTAAAAATACTGTATCAACAATTCCATTAATATTTGTGTTGAACATTTCAGTATTCAGATTATATCCTAGCAACATTGCAACTTGTTTGATAAGTAACAATAAAGCTGCTATAAACGCTAAAACAAAGCGTTTGTTCTTAAATCTTACTTTCCAATTTATCATAATCTCACCTCCTTTCTAGTTTGCAGGCCATGGGTCGCTCGTTAAATAAGATATAGAACTCACCCTAATATCCCCTATATCTCTATCTGTTGGCACAGGGTCTGTGAATTGAAAACGTAACATATTCCCGTCTCCAACTCCCCCTAAATACCACGTTCCATAAGGTGTTCCCTTGTCATTGTATATACCTCCAATAAGTGACGCTTCAGAACGGTACCCTATCGGTATACCACTCAAACCTAGAATAAAACAGTTTCTTTCTCTGTCTGACGGTTGAACTTGATATCCTGCTCCACCACGTCTTACGATACCGAACCAACCCCACGATAATCCTCCGAATTGATAAGACACAATATTATTAACACGTCTTACTTTAACATACGAACCACCTAATTTTGATACAGATGGAATTATTTTCCACCCAGTATCTCCAATTAAAACCTCCCAACCTGTGTTACCTGTTCCAGATTTCTTAATCCATTTTAACGCTCCGTTTGTTACTGCCTCGTCAACGTATGTCGTTCCAACAGGTGCAGTTACAACGCCATTTGGCATTCCACGACCGTGTATTTCCCACTGTTTCGCTTCTAGAACTTTTAAGCGGTTGTCTAGTTCAGTTGTGTTTCCTGTGTTAGTCTCGAGTACTTTTAATCTCTTATCTAGCTCGGTTGTGTTTCCTGTGTTAGCCTCGAGTACTTTTAATCGTTTATCAAGTTCAGTTGTGTTTCCAGTGATACCAGTGTTACCAGTGTTTTGAGGTATATAGTTATTTATATTTTGTGTTGTTATGAATTTAAGGTTATCTCCTTCCGAAAATTCAAAGTCGGGCGCGTAACCATTAGGAATTGAACTAGCTAAAGTATATAACGCTGTGTCTAAGTTGGTATATTTGCTGTTATCTTTGATTATTATTCTTTCATTGTTGTTACTGTAAATTCTTCCGTAATAATTTTGCGGATTCCCTACACGTGTATCTTGAAAATATTGAAAAGGTTCTTTATATCCTGTATTTGTGAATATACCACCTTCTCCGTTTAACTTTCTGTCAATTCTTAATTCAAGTGAAGTTAAATCCCCTTGTAATACAAAATTACTAGTATCAACATTCCCACTCGGTTTATTTTCTAACGCTGTAAGTCTGTTAGTAATATCCGTGTCATTATATGGTTGCGGTAATTCTGTTTTTTTAGCATATTTTTCATGTTCTTCATCGTCTAAGAAAGCTTTTTTAAGCTGTTCTTTTGTAGCAAGTCCGGATATGTCTTGATGTTCAGTTAAGTAATTCTTACCTTCTAATTGTGTTTCTGTAACATAATTTGTTAATGATTGATGTTCTGTTAAGTAATGTTTATCCTCTAATTGAGTAGTTGTTACAAAGTTACTAGTATCGATATTAGTTGTCGTTGGTCTATCTTCTAGCTCTTTAATCTTTCTTTTAATTTCAGAATCATCATAACTTGATGTCACTGGTCTAGCTTCTAATTGTGTAACCTTAGCAGCAACATCTTCAACAGATTTCTTTGTAGCTAGTTTACTAATATCTTGATGTTCAGTTAAATAATTTTTACCTTTCAACTGGGTTTCAGTGACATAACCATTAAGCGATTGATGTTCAGTTAAATATCCCTTTTCCTCAACTTTTTCAACTGCTTTATTTACAATTGTTTCACTATTCGGAATATCAGTTCGCAAAGCATAATCTGATAATTGAGTACTTGATACAAAATCAGATACGTTAGGTATATCTCCTTTTAAAGCGTATTTTTCATTCGCTTGATTTTCTGTTAAAAAGTGACTACCTTTAGAAATCTCAGCTAAAGCTTTGTCAAAGTCTTCTTTTGTAAGCACATCTACTCTATCTACTATCATGCTGTTAGCAAAAAAGCGTTCTTTTACAGGGAGCTGACTAGCTTTATCTATTTCAGATAGGTTAACTTTGAATTTAAATCTGAAAATGTCGCTATTGCGTTCTTCCTTATCAAGATAGATATAACAAACAACTTCTTCATTTTGAGTGATTAGAGATGTGTCAAAGTTAAACTTGATTTTATTATCTTCTACAGATCCTGTAGTTTTCCAATAGCTACCACTTCTTAAAAATTTAAATAGTGCTACTACGTTTTCATTAGTTAATGTTCCTTTTGAAATTTCAAACTCAAAGGCTCCGTTATTTTTATCGTGTGAATACAGCTCGCAAAAACTATCTTCTACTTGTCTTATTTTTGTTGTGTTCTCAATGCTTAATCTAATTATTTTTTCCAAGGTTTAATCACTCCTTTTCATTAAATGCATCTCTTAGTTTCTCTAGCCTCTTTTTTATCCCTTTTGGAAATGGCACACCTATTGCTGCTAAGTTCTCAATAAGTGATACCCCATAGGTTGCTATGAAGAAGAATATAAAAGCTGTTGCTACCTCTTCAAAGCCGATATAGATTAGATAGGGATAAACTGTTACTACCAGCACTAATACTATCAGATGCTCGATTAACCCACGTCTTCCTATTGTGGAGTTAATCGTTTTTGTAACCCACGCTTTCGCTAGTCCAGTAATAATATCAAATACTATAATTCCAGCTAATGCGTGAATATAAATGTCGTTAAATAATTCATAATATTGATTAGCAAGTTCAGCTAATGTTATGTGCAATTTTTGCACCTCCTTAAAAAAGAGCGGTTAATAACCGCCCTTATATCTTTTAATTTTGTTCTTCTTTTTTAGAAAGTTTTTCGTTTAAATCTTTTAAAACTTTTGAGAATTCATCATTTGATTCAATCAATTCTCTTTTTTGCCATTCTATTAAAACTTGAGCTAAAATCCCAGTTACTTCAAAAGCTTCTAACTCATAATCTCTAGCCATTATCTCAGTAAATTTAGTGATATCACTTTTCACTTTTACAATTCCTAATTTTTTTGTTGTTTCCAAATTCTTATCCTCCTTATCCTGTAAGCACGCCGTTTCTAAATTCCAAACGGAGACCGTTAATATTTAAAATAACATTTCGGCCTTCATAATATCCTTTTGGGTCAGTGTCTGCACCGGCTACGTATAAATGTCTAATATTCGTTTTACCTGTAAAAGTTGAATTTCCACGTACTTCAAAATCAACATAAGATATTAACGTATTTTTTAGCTCCAGGTCATTATCATCTTGTTTGTAATTGTACGCTAACAACGCTCTTTCTGTTTTGAAGCCCCACTCTTCTGTTTCTTCAAACCAACCTACTCTACCGTTTGCCTTTATTACAAAGTTCATCCCTGAGTAATATCCCACATCTCTACCCCAAAAATACGATTTATAATAACCTCTTATCGCTCCGGAAAATTCTCCGTTTTGGTCATAATAAGATGTTCCAAGATAATCAAGTTTAACTCTTTTTTTAGTACTTTCGGCTTTTCCTTCGTATAAAATTAAACTTTCATCTTCGAATTGGAAGTATTTAGAATAATTATTCCAAGCTAATTTTAAACTTTTGGCGTTTTGAACAAGAGTAGTTCCAAAGTTCTCATCAGTAACAACATTTTCTATTTTATCTCTTAGTAATTTAATAGATGTTTCGGTTTGTGTTTTTGTCATATAATCAGTAGCTAACGTTTTTGATAATTTCAAGGTAATTTCTTCTTTTGACTGATTAATCAAAGAAGCGATATCAACAGTTTCATTTCTTTTCGTGTATCTGAACCCTAAATTGATTTCATAAAATCTAACGTTAGTAATTTGTGACTTGTCAAAATCTCCTGAGAATTCTAAATACACAGCCTCTTTATTGTCATTTGCTTTACTTGAAATTCTTGTAAATAACACGTTATCTTTTGCAGTCATTGGTTTATAGTTGTTATCGGGAATAGTCTTATACGTATTACCTGTGAGAAAATACTCATCAATACCAATCGCCATTACACTATTGTTAGGGGCTGTTGTGTCAAACATCACCTTATAATAGCGACCTTCTTTAAATTCATTTTTCAGCTTAATACCAACAATTTTTCCGGCTCCACCGGTTACAGCATCTAATGAATTTTTCTCCAATCCTTCATTGAAATTTCCTTCCCAAACTTCAAGATTTTTGACTTCTGTTGAATTTCCTAACGGAGTTAAATTAATCGTTCTTGTCTCTGTTGGTACTGTGAAAGTAAACATATTAATACCAGCTACAAGCCTTTGTCTTTCACTGTTAAATATTCTTAATTCCTGATTAGCCGGGAAATATCTAAAGTCAGCTACTAATGTATAAGTATTACCAGGTTTCATAGGTTCTAGCGTTGTATAAGTTAAGTTATTACCAGTTTTCTTTTCGGCTGAGTTTAGTAGGTTGTCGCCCCTAATAGCAACCTTAAATTGTTTGTCATTAAGCTCTCCAATTTGTGACCTGAATTGTTCTAATGTCGTATCAAATGTTTTATATTTGTTAGTGATCTCTTTTACAAGTTCAGTATCAGGAAGATTATCAAGCCTTGCAAAACATGTAGTTTTTAAGTACTTATATTCAACATCTAATTTAATATTGATAGTTGTTCCGT